GTTGCGGCGAGTGTGCGGGTCAGGTCCGACGAAATTATAGGTGCCGTCAGGCGCCGCCGCTACTGATCCGTCGTATTCATAACCAAAAAATGATGTCGCCTCAAGTACTACATCATCGCCGGACGCAATCGCCTTCTTGATAGCCACCTTCGATTTAGGCCTAGCATTATTTACAAATATTCCTTGCATGATTATCCCCTATGGTTATGCGAGGCGGGCGCCTCACGTATGCAAGGATATACCCAACCGCCCCGCAATGTCAAGACATACGCCAAAAAAATATCCGCGGCGCCAATAGCTGCCGATAGCTGCCGCCCGCAGCTCGGGACCCTGGCAACCGCGCAGCAACCGCCCGCAGCTGCCGCCCGACGTCGGGACCCGCGCCGCTTCGCCTCGCCGCTTCGCCGCTTCGCCGCCTACACTCTCACGCAATACGCCGCACTAGATGCGGGCGCCGCGCTTCGCGCAGCATTGCGGCTATACGTGCCAGATTTTGAGACGCCCCTACGCCCTAGTGATGCCACCCGCGGCGGATATCGTCGCAAGTGCGCACACGGAACACGCCGCGCGCGGGAGCGCGTGGCGCGCGCACACGACCGACCCGAGGCGTTGTTTTTTCGGGCCGACTTAGTATTACGTAGTGTATTTACAGATGTAGGATTAATGGGCTTTGTGTGTGGCGTTGGGGCGTATTCCCTCTATAAACGGTGTGATCTTGGTTACACTTTTACTTTTTGCTTTCCGCGGTGCGTGTTTTTGCGTGGTATATATAAGTGGGGGCTTCACGCGTGTGGGGGGCTGCGAGCGACCGTAGGGAGCGAGCTGGGGGGCGTCGCTGTCGCTCCGCTTTTGTGGAGCGTAGGGCGACTCTAGGAGCCTGGAGCGTGTACGGTCGTTCGGAAGGCCGTTGGGCCTTCCTCACTCCCTTATAGGGAATACCCTTGTTTGTTTTCGACCACCGATGATTTTATCACCGCTGGTCTTTTAGGGATGCTGACTGTCAAAGGCATCCCGTTTATGTGTGGGAGTTTTTGTGGCTGCTAAAACTGTGCGTTCTAAGCCTCGGGGTTCGAGTGCGAATCTTGGTCCTTTGAAGGCGAAGGTTCTTGCTTTGATTGCTCAGGGTGAGACGGTCGCTAATTCGATGCGTTCGGTGGATCGGTCTACTAAAACGTGGGAGACGTGGAAGCGTACTGATCCTGATTTTCGTGCGGCGGTGTTGGCTGCTCGGGGTCAGCGGGCTGAGGTGCCTGTGGGTGAGTTTCCGTCTTTTTTCGATTTTTCGGAGGAGTTTCTGGATGCTCCCGTGTTTCCTCACATGCGTAATGTTGTGGATGTGATGGAGGGGCGTGATCCTTCTTGGTTGCATGATTCGATGAATTGGGAGCGTAACGAGGAAGATCTTGTTATCGTGAATATGCCTCCTGAGCATGGTAAGTCTACGACTTTGACGATGAATTATGTGACGTACCGGATTGCGAAGGACCCTAATATTCGGGTTTTGATTATTTCTAAAACGCAGTCTATGGCGGCTAAGTTTCTTATGGGTGTGAAGGCTCGTTTGACGCATGACACGTTTAGTAAGTTTCATATCAAGTATGCGCCTACTGGTGGTTACCAGAATAATTCGGCTTCGTGGACGCAGAACCTGATTTACGTGTCTAGTGGTGTTCGTGATTCTGGTGAGAAGGACCCTACGGTTCAGGCTCTTGGTATTCGTGGTCACGTGTATGGCGCTCGGGCTGATTTGGTTATTTTGGATGACTGTGTGGATGGTACTAATTCGCACGAGTATGAGAAGCAGATTGAGTGGTTGCAGGCGGAGGTTTCTTCGCGGGTGTCTACGTCTGGTTGTTTGCTTGTGGTGGGTACTCGTTTGGCTGGTCAGGATTTGTATGCGGCTTTGCGTGATCCTGCCCGGTATCCGGAGGAGGTTTCTCCGTGGTCGTATTTGTCGATGCCTGCGGTGTTGGAGTATCACGAGGACCCGGCGGATTGGGTTACTTTGTGGCCTGCGGCGCATAAGCCTGAGCAGGGTGCGCGTGGGGATATGGCTGTGGCGCGACCGGATGGTTTGTTTCCTAAGTGGGATGGTTTGCGTTTGCGGAAGAAGCGGGCCCGTATTCAGCCGCGTACGTGGGCTTTGGTGTATCAGCAGGAGCAGGTTAATTCTGCGGCGGTTTTTTCTCCCGACATGCTTGCTGCGGCGGTGAATGGTGCGCGTTTTACTGGTCATCTTGCTTCTGGGGTTCCTAGTGTGCGTCAGGGTAAGGGTGGTTCGGGCCTGATTTATGTGCTGGGTGTTGATCCTGCGACTTCGGGTCATACGGCTGGTGTGGTGATTGGTTTAGATCCGGCTACGCATAAGCGTTATGTGGTGGATGTGTTTAACCAGGCGGGTATTACTCCTGATCAGATGCGGGACATGATTAAGGGTTTTATTGACAAGTATGGTCTTGCTGAGGCGCGTATTGAGAAGAATGGTTTTCAGGGGTTTCTGGTTCACGATACTGATTTGAACCAGTTTGCGGCGTCGCGTGGCTGCATTATTCAGCCGCATTACACGGGTGGTAATAAGCACGATATTGATTTTGGTGTTGCTTCTTTGACTTCTTTGTTTGCTGGCTGGGAGGACAGGGCGCAGATGATTGAGCTGCCTAGTTCGGTGGGTAGCGAGGCGGTTAAGGCGTTGATGGAGCAGTTGTCGGTGTGGTCTCCTAACGTTCCTAAGTCTCAGAAGACGGATACTGTTATGGCTTTTTGGTTTGCGGAGCTTGCGTGTAGGGATCGTGTTTTTCGGACGGTTGGTGCTTCTCACATTAAGAATCCTTTCCTTACTCCTTACGATTTGCGGCAGCAGCGGACTATTTCGTTGCTGGATGCGGAAGCGCACGACCTTTGGCGCCCTGTCGGGTCTGCTAGTTGAAAATTTATGGAAGCAGGTTTGCATGACGGATTTTGCTAAAGAGTTGAAAGCTCGGTACGAGTCTTCGCGGTCTAGGTATTCTGGTCGGGATCATCGAATGAACATGATTCGTTTGGTTCGTCAGGGGCGTATGCAGGATGTTCATCCTGAAATGTTTCCGGCTGGTCCTCTTCAGGGTGGGATTGTTGCGAACATGATTGATGTGGCTGCCCATGACCTTAGTGAGGTTTTGGCACCGTTGCCTACTTTTAATTGCGCTTCGTCTAAGAACGTTTCTGATACTGCGCGTAAGTTTGCTGAGCGTCGCACGTTGATTACTCGTGGTTATATTCAGCATTCGGATGTTTCCCGTCAAATGTATCAGGCTGCGGATCAGTATTTTTCGTACGGCGGTGTTCCTGCCATTGTGGAGGTTGATGTTGAGGCTCGCCTACCCCGGATAACGTTTATGGATGCTCTTGGTGCGTATCCTGTTTTTGATCGTTGGGGTCGGACGCGTGAAGCGTTTTTTACTTTGAATTTGACGCGTGGGGACTGCATGGCGATGTACCCTGAGTCTGCTCGGGTGTTGAGGCCGCAGAATGATCAGTGGGGTGCCTCGGATAACGATCCTGTGAATGTTGTTCGGTTTCATAGTGCTGAAAAGAACGTGTTGTTTCTTCCTGACCATAAGGGTTTTGTTCTTGAAATGTTTGCTAACCCTGCTGGGGAGTGCCTGGTTGAGTGGACGATGCGTCCTTCTGTTGATGGGGAGCCTCGCGGCCAGTTTGATGATGTTATTGGGGTTCAGGTAGCTAAGTCTCGTATGGCTCTTCTTGCTTTGGAGGCGGCTAACAAGTCTGTTCAGGCTCCGTTGGTGTTGCCTCCTGACGCGCAGGAGCTTTCTCTTGGTCCTGATTCTGTTTTGCGTACTGCCTCAGCGGAGAAGGTGCGGCGGATTCCTCTTGAGGTTCCTGCTTCTGCTTTTGCGGAACAGGGAATGCTTGATTCGGAGTTACGTCAAGGTTCTCGTTACCCGGAGGCTCGTACGGGCAACGTGGAGTCTGGTGTTGTTACTGGTCGTGGTGTTCAGGCACTCATGGGTGGTTTTGATACGCAGATTCGTACTGGTCAAGCCATGTTTGCTAAAACTTTTGAGCTTCTCCTTGGTAAGGCTTTGCGTTTGGATGAGAAGTTGTGGGGAAACGTTGAGCGCACTATGCGTGGGAACAACGACGGTACTCCTTACGAGATAAAGTATCGTCCTTCTAAAGACATTAAGGGTGATTACACCGTTGATGTTCAGTACGGTTTACTTGCTGGTCTTGATCCTAACCGCGCGCTCGTGTTTGGTTTGCAGGCTCGTGGCGATAAACTTATTTCCCGCGATTTTTTGCGCCGTCAAATGCCTTTTAGTCTTGATGCGACTCAAGAGGAACAAATGGTTGATATTGAAGAGATGCGTGACTCGTTGAAGCAGGCTGTTTCTGGTTACGCGCAATCAATTCCGGCGCTGGCGCAGGCAGGGCAGGACCCTGGGCAAGTTTTGTCTATTGTTGCGAAGATTATTGAGGGCCGTGAGAGTGGAATGCCTATCGAAAAAGTTGTTAGTAAGGCTTTCACTCCACCTGAACCTACTCCTGAAGAGCTTGCGGCTGAGCAAGCGCAGCAGGCGGGCATGGGTGGCGACCCAATGATGGGTGGTGGTCCTGGTGGTGCTTTGGGTGGCGACGGTTTGAATCCTGACGGGACTATGCGTGGCGTGGCTCCTGGTCAGCAAGGAATGGCCCCAGGTGGAAGACCAGATTTGAACATAATGCTTGCTTCCCTTGGTAGTAACGGTCAACCGAATCTTTCGGCTGGTGTTTCGCGTCGAGTTCCCGTTTAGGAGAGATTATGTCTAGAGAAATCATGGCCGGTATACGCATGGGTGAAATGATTTATGTTTCCATGGTTGCCTCTAACGCGTCGTACAGCCCAGACGTTTCCGATGATCTTGCTCGTCGCGCTTCCTGGATGTTTGGAGAGGCACTGCATCAAATGGATGATGTTGATCTTATTGATCATCTTCCTAGCGAGGACTTATTAGACGAAGAAGACGAAGACGAAGACGAGTTAGCCACTCCTGAACGTGAACTTCAAATTCCACATGTAGTCAAGTTTATGACAGAAGGATTCGACGGGAGGACCGATGCCTAGAGGTGGATACCAAAAACCATCTAATCCGGCACCTGTGTCTAACCCTGGGAGTCTTTCAAGGAGAACTGACTGTGGACCGGCACAAGTGACACAAGAAATGACGGGAGCCGCTTACGGTGAAAATTCCGACTTTAACGAAATGCAGTCAAGTGCCCCTTTACGAGCTACTCCTGGTGCGGCGATGCTAAACCCAAAAACGTCATCGCCGACCGGGGGTGGTTCCACCATCCCCCAGCTGCCTGGAATATTCTCCCCCACTAACCGACCCGAAGAGCCTATTACTGCTGGGGTTCCTTTCGGTCCAGGAATTGGACCTATGGCTTCTCCTAAAACTAGTTCTGTTCGTTTGATGAGCGATTCGCTACAACTTGTTGCTGATGTTCTTGGTGATAGAGGTTTGAGTCAAATTGCCGAAGATTTTCGTTTAAGAGGTCGCTGAAATGGCAACAGCCGACGAGATGGAACGGGCCAGGAA